TTAGTACTAAAAACAAATTTTTTATGAAACTCAAACAACTGATGCTTGCACCTGTTGCTCTGGGAATGGTTGCTCCTGTTGCTGCGAATGCCGCAGATCTGAATATGGCAGCAGTCAACCAATACTCTTCTGAGCAGGTTACAAGTGTCTCACAACTGTCTGATGTTCAACCTTCGGATTGGGCATATCAGGCACTCAGCAACCTTGTAGAGCGTTATGGTTGCGTTGCTGGTTATCCTAACGGCACCTATGGTGGTGGTAAGGCAATGACCCGATTTGAGGCAGCAGCACTTCTGAATGCTTGCCTTGACCGTGTAACCGAAGTTACTGATGAACTTCAACGTCTTGCAAAGGAGTTTGCTGATGAACTTGCAGTAATTCGTGGTCGTGTAGATAAACTGGAAGCAAAAGTGGGTGCTCTGGAAGCAACTCAATTCTCCACCACTACCAAACTGAAAGGTGAAGCATCTTTCGTTCTTGGTGGTGTTGATAATGCTTGGGTTCCTGGTAAGGATGCCAGTACCAATGTAGGCAATACTGCTTTCAATTACGATCTTCGTATCAATCTTGATACTTCTTTCACTGGAAAGGATCTTCTTCGCACTCGTCTGCGTTCTGGTAATTTCTCTTCTCAACCCTTTGGTTCCAGTTCTTCACTGTTCAAACTGGATAAGGCAGAGAGCACTGCTGATGTAGTTAAACTGGATCGTCTGTATTATAGTTTCCCTGCTCTTGCTAAGGGTGTAACTCTGACTGCTGGTGCTCTGGTTCGTAACACTGAGATGACCTGGATTCCTTCTGCTTATAAGTCGGATGTTCTGGACTTCTTCCAACTTGCTGGTGCTCCTGGTGTCTACAACAAGGCAACTGGTTCTGGTTTTGGTGCTCAATGGGTGCAAGGTAAGAAAGGTTTTGTTGCTGGTCTGAACTATGTTGCACAAGGTGGTTCTGATTCCACCAAAGGTGAGTTTAACGAAAAAGGTGCTCTGAACACTCTTGCTCAGATTGGTTACCGTGCTCCTAATTATGGTGTTGCATTCGGTTATCGTTATGGTACTGAAGGCACTCGTGTTCGCACCTTCAATGGTGTTCTGGGTTCTTCTGGTGCTCTTGCTCCTGGTCAAACCTCTAATGGTTATGCTCTGAGTGCTTACTGGCAACCTTCCAAGTCTGGCATCATTCCTTCTGTGAGTGGTGGTTATGGTTGGAATACTGTAAGTCTGAATGCCGAAGGTGAAGCAACTCCTAATGGCGCTACCGATTCGCAAACTTGGTACGCTGGTCTCCAGTGGTCTGATGTACTTGCTAAGGGTAATTCTGCTGGTTTTGCTATCGGTCAGCCTGGTAATGCAGAAGGACTTACTAAGGAAGCAACTATGTGGGAACTGTTCTATAAGTATCGTGTGAGCGACAACATCACTGTTACTCCTGCAGTGTTCTATGTTTCGAACAATCAGGCACTTTCGGATACCTCTTCCAACTATGGTGGTGTAATTCAAACTACCTTCCGTTTCTGATAAACCACTCATAAGTTGAGTGAAAGCACCCCAGAAAGGGGTGCTTTTTTATGAAACCAGAACCTTAACCAAATCTTAGTGGACTTTAAGGTTCTCTTCCAGTATTATTACTTACGAAGTCAATTCACTTCCAAAAAACTTTTTATGAAACTCAAAAATCTTATTGCTATTGGTCTGGTTGCTGCTCCTGCTGCTGCTCTTGCTGGACCTGCTCTGAATGGTGCTGGAGCTACGTTTCCCGCCCCAATTTATCAACGATGGTTCCAGGATTTTGCTTCGTCTACTGGAAATCGTGTTAATTACCAATCTGTTGGTTCTGGTGCTGGTGTTCGTCAGTTCATCGCTGGGACCGTCGATTTTGGTGCGTCTGATGAACCGATCAAAGCATCGGAAGCAGCAAAGGTGAAGCGTGGTGTCGTTCAAATCCCTATGGTGGGTGGAACGATTGCTGTCGCTTATAACAAACCTGGATGCAAACTAAAACTGACCCAGAAGCAAACCGTTGATGTATTCTCTGGACGCATTAAGGATTGGAAAGCACTTGGTTGCTCCGCTGGTCCTATTCAAGTGGTGTATCGTTCTGATGGATCTGGAACTACCTTTGCATTCACCAACTCTCTGGATGCATTCGGTGGTTGGGCTCCTGGTGTTGGTAAGGCAGTCAAGTGGCCTACTGGTGTTGGTTCAAAAGGTAACGAAGGTGTTGCTGGAACCATCAAGAACACTGCTGGTGCGATTGGCTATGTGAATACTGGATTTGTTCGTGCTAACAAACTCCAAGCAGCAGTTCTTCAAAACAAGGCAGGTAAGTTTGTTGGACCTTCTGCTGCAACTGGTTCTGCTGCTCTGAATGGTATTACTCTGGATGCAAACCTTGCTGGCGAGAACCCCAATCCTGCTGGTGTAAATGCATATCCCATTTCTACTTTGACTTGGATTCTTGCTTATAAGAAAGGTAATGGTGCAAAGGCAGATGATATTCGTGCCGCTATTAACTATGCTCTAAGCACAAAGGCACAATCTATTGCTGATGATCTTGGATATGTTCCTCTTTCTGGTAGCGTTCTGAACAAAGCACGTCTTGCTGTTGGTCGCATCGGTAACTGACATACATAGGGGGGTTGACAAAACCCCCTTTTTAATGTATTATAGATAACGAGTTAGGAGGTTTATGTCTCTTATTTCCCAAACAGACCGTCAAATGGTCATTGAGGCGCTTGAATACTATATTCATAAACTAAAAGAAGATAATTGTACAGAAGCATCAATTTATGCATATAATACACTTCTTCGTTGGATAGAACTGGAGTACTTTAAGAATGAAAATTAATCTCTGGTTCTGCATTGAAATGAATCAATGGCGTTGGACTCTGACAGATGACCATCGTCCAATTATCAAACAAGAATCTGGGCAAAGGGAAAATCTCCGTGACGCTATGAATGATGTAGCAAATACAGTTGAATATCTTATGAGTCAATCTTGACTTTTTATGGGCGATTGGCGCAGCGGTAGCGCAGCTGCTTTACACGCAGACGGTCATTGGTTCGAATCCGATATTGCCCATTATAAATATTTAAAAAAATTGAAGAAGTATAACTGATTATACAAATGGAAAATTTAAGAATCAGATGCCGCTCCTGTGGAAAGGAGTTAGAGGGGCATCCTACGAAAACTGTGTCTTGTGGTTGCTCTAATATGGCATCCATTCGTGGTGATAAGATTTCAGCAGTTGACTTATCTGCTGTTATTATGTTAAACTCTTATGGTCATAAATCAAAACCTGGTGTTCTTACTAACGAAGATCTTGCCTTCCAAGAGGCAAGAAGACAACGTAAAGTAAGACGTTTAGATTTTGAAGTCCGTTGAGGACTTTTATTGGAAGCGTGGCAGAGTCCGGTTTATTGCGTTTGTCTTGAAAACAAATGAGGGTAAGACCTCCACTGGTTCGAATCCAGTCGCTTCCGTTACAAATATTACAAAATTTTAGATTTTCTTAATCTATATTTTTGTATCAACACAAACTTGACATAGTACAAATACCCACTAGCATAACTAGTAGTATTCAACCTAAACCCTATGGATCAGCGCACCTACGATAATTGGGTGAAGATCAAGGAGACTTTTGAAGCCTCTGGGAACATGGATAATATGTTCTATAAGAGAGCAGTCGAAATAGTCAAAACCCGCAGAGATCCTCTTGCAAAGTTTCTTGGAGATGAGAAATGATGGAACCATTTGATGATGATTATGTAACTCGCACAGAAGTGCAGGAGATGATCGATGCAGCAATACGACGACACAACCGTAATGCTTCTATCATTAGTATGTGCGTCGGTTGGGTGGTTCTTGCTTTATTTGCTGAGGGACTTTTAAGGTTGATAGGCGTCATTCCACCAGTTTTGCCATGGTTAAACATTACCCTGAAATAATAGGAATCTTTTTCCTTCTGGTGTTTGCTGCCACTATGTTCTATCAAGGAACTTGTATTATGAGAGGTCAAAGAGGATATTCACTCAGAGATTATATGAAACAAGAAAGTTCAAGTATGCGTAAACGAATAGAAGAACTTTTAAAGGACAAATGATAACTTTAACCGAAGAAGATTTGCAAGAGTTGCAAGAAAGAGTCATGCGGCAAAAAATGGAAGAGTTATTTGAAGAACCATCTACTTATGAGGATGAGAAAGATGATTAAAACTTTTATATCTTCACTTTTACTTTTTAGTTCTATTGCATCGTTCATTTATTGGGGACTTACACACGCATATCCAGGAGTTGTATGAAAGTAGGATTAATCGGACTAGGACGGATGGGAGAAGGAATGTCCCGTCGAATGATGAAAGCAGGTATTGAGGTTTGGGGTTATAGGAGGAATTATGAGAAAGCACAAGAAGCATATGAAAACGGATATGTTAACGGTGTTACAACTTCTATACAAAGCCTTGCTCAGGTAGTAAAACATACTCAGAGTGGAGTATCAGACAAATATGGACCAGGCATCTTTATGATGGTTGTACCAGCAGAAACAGTAGAGGAGACAATCAATGAGTTACTACGATATTGTGACGAAGGAGATATTATTATTGATCATGGCAATAGCAATTTTAAAGACAGTAGGAAAAGAGCAGAACGTTTGGCAAAGTTGGGTATCCAATATATTGATTGTGGCACTAGCGGTGGTGTTTATGGTCTGGATCGTGGATACTGTCTTATGGTTGGAGGTGGAAATACTGCAGTCGCCACTTGTTCGCGCATTTTTGATGCCCTCTCACCAGGAATTGACGCTGCCCCCAGGACTCAATTTAACTCAGACGTAACCTCTGCTGAGTTTGGTTGGTTACATTGTGGCGGACCAGGGGCAGGACATTTTGTGAAGATGGTTCACAATGGAATCGAATACGGCATTATGCAGGCATATGCCGAAGGATTCAATATTCTCAAGAACGCTAATGCAGGTGCTCAGTATGTCAGAGAAGGAGATGCAGAGGTTGCCCCAATGGCGGATCCAGAATCCTATTGTTATGATATTGATGTTGCTGAGGTTGCTGAGTTGTGGCGTCGTGGTAGCGTGGTTGGGTCTTGGTTACTTGATCTTACTGCTGATGTGTTACGCAGGGATGGTGAGCTTAAACAGTTCTCTGGAGGCGTATCCGACAGTGGTGAGGGTCGTTGGACTGTTTCTGCCGCTGTGGATTTGGGGGTTCCCGCTCCTGTCATTACTACTGCACTATTTGAAAGATTTAACTCACGCAATCTCGGATCGTTCGGAGCAAAGATCCTAAACGGAATGCGTTATATGTTCGGTGGACATCATGTTAGGTAAAGTACTTTTATTTGTTTCAGTTCCTTTCGTATTAACAACTCTTTATTTCGGAACAAAAGGAGGGTATTATGATACCGAAAAGTATAAAGGAAACGGAACCGCACATTAGGCAGCGGTATCACTTTGCAACATCAGCATTTGTAAGAATGTGGGGGCATAGTTCATTACACGATCGTCGTATCGTAGAATTCTGTGAGGTATGGGCGCATAGAACTGAAAACGCACCATTGGATGATAGAGTATTGGATCAATATTTCTATTATGAATTTAAAACTTGGAGAGGATACTGATGGGACACTTTGCACGATGGGTATTGGAAAACCCATATACACTTGGATTTCTTGGATATATTTTGATTGTTCTTCCTATTATGGGTATATGGGCGATTCATAAATACGAATGGCAGCACTGGGCACCATTTGACAAAGGGCACAAGAAGTAAAGGTTCAAAACATATAAATAGTTTTGAACTTACTTGATAAGTTTTTATGCCGTATTCAAATCCAGAACAACAAAAAGCCGCACAGAAGCAGTGGTATGAGAAAAACAAGTCTATTACCGCTCAAAGATCAAAAGAGGCTAGACAAAGGAAGAGAATGTGGTATAATAATATTATGGATGAAAAGTCCTGTGAGAGATGTGGAGAAAATGATAATGCCTGTTTAGACTGGCATCATCTCAA